ATTAACTCCCAATCCATTAACAGTCATTAAATCCCCAGTATCAGCACTATTCCTAACTCTTAACGCTATATCGGTACTTAATGCTCCAGGTGCTTTTATTTGAAGTTTACCGCCGTTGTCTGTTGTTGAATTAATAACTAAATTACCAGTTGCACCAAAAAGACGCATTCTTTCTCCGCCTGTTGTAAATAAAATTCCACTTGTTCCTGTTGAGCCATTATTTAACAAAATGTTGCTTGAATATCCAGAACCACCAATTTGGGTACCTGCTCCATCTGCTCTAATTCCGCCTACTTCAGCTCCATCTGAAGTCCTTTTTAAAGATATATTACCAACTGTACCTGTATTTCCAATATTCAATGTACCAATTATTCTTGCTGCTCCATTTACATCAAGTGGCAAAGTCGGCACATTCGTTCCAATCCCTAATCTATTATTAGTATTATCCCAAAAGAAGTTACTGTTTTTTTGTGCTATTGTCGTACCATTTGAAAATAAAACTGAGCCACTTGTTAAACTTGGTAAATTAAATTTCCCATTAAATGCAGTCCAATCAGTTGAAGTTAAGTATCCGTTTACAGTTGAACTCGCAGGGGATAATAAATCTATTACTAAGCTATGCTCCCATAAACTATCAGCATCGTTCCAATATAGTACCTCGTTATTTAAAGCATCTACATTTTCAACGTCTGCCAAATCTCTTAAATAAATGTTTGGCAAAACTGCTACAGGAATAGCTGCCGTACTTCTTACAGGTGATATTCCACCAAATTGAAATTTATAAACAGGATTTGAACCTACAGGAGATGTTAATCTGTCAGCATAATATTTTAATACTACTCTATCGGTATCTGTAAAAATACCATCGTTCCATAAAGCAACCGCTGAAAATTCAACATATCCACCATTGGTAACTGGTAATGTTTTTGATGATTCCGTTATAAATGTTTCAACTCCTAAATTATCACGTTTGTAAACTCTAAAAAAGAACTCCGCTTGACCTGTTCCACTTGTACGGGATATATTTCCTATAGTTGTAATGTTAAAAATACCAGGATTCCCCGATATTATATTTGCATCACTAACTAATGAACCAACTAATTGAGCCGTTGTAGTAATTACACCCGTTGAAACATCAACCGCTGTAGTATTAAAACGTGAATCACTTATATTTCGAACTAAAACAGTATATCCAGAAACATCGGAAGCCGTTGTAGTTGCATATAAATCCAAAGTTGAAGGTAAATCCGCTGAAGTTAAATAAACATTATTATCAACCGAACCATCTGCCTTTAAAAACTGTGTACTTACTCCCCCATCCTTAATTAAGTGAGCTGCTGTAATATCAAATAATCCTAAATCAACATCTTGCGTTGCACCCATATAAGGTACAAAACCCGTAACAGGTGGAATGTCCTCTAAAGTTATAAAAGGATTTACTCCGTCTTCTCCATCGTTGATTAAATCGCTCGTTTTTGTAACCGCTGCGGGAATAGTAGGCTTGTTTAAAATTTCAGCAACTCCCGAAGTCGCATCCCAATCACTATTAACTTGAGCGGCTGGAATAATTGGTTTATTTTTAATATAGTCCGGAGCTTGATCGTCTGTTTCATTCCAATCACTCTGTACTTGCTCCCCGATTATACGATTAACATTTATAACATACTCGTTTGGGTTTGCTATAATTGTAACCTCATCAACTGCAACCTGTACGTTAATATCAATCGTTTCAACTGTAACCGCACTATTAACAACTATATCGTTAATCGTGTCTTGTACTATAATATTTACATTATCTGCCATATTATCGTGTTATATCGTCTGTAATTGTGAATAAACCACTAACCCAAGTGTTAACCTCTTCATCTGCTGTAGTAATTTGAATATCGTATTTATAAGTACAAGCTTGAATGTCGATAATTTGCTCGTTAATACAAAACTCTCCATTTGTCGGGTTGAATATTGTAAGCTCTGGAGTAAATGCAACAACTCCTCCAGCCTCTTTTCTTAATTGTATTTTAACAAGTCCTCCCGTTAAATCCAAAGGTACATCGTTAATGTTTATTTGGAAGTCTGTCTGTTTGAATGTGTCCCCTCTTTTTGTCGTAAAGTTTAATGTCGATGCCATTTACAAATTTTTTTAATTTTAAAATATTTTCCTCTGTTCGTTTGTCTGTTTTTCTCATATTTTTAGTATGGTTTATCGAGCCACCATTTACCACATATTAAATTGGATCGCATCGGGTTTACAATATTCGTTGAACTACTTACATACTCCGGTAAATGATTTTTATACAACCATCTGAACATCCTATCTCGGTACATTTCGGACTTTAAACGCATATTATTAACCAAGTAATCTACCTCTGTTTTATCAACGGAAACCGAGTTCTCTGGTTGCGTTTTAAAGATACCATTATTATTTACTTTATAAGCTCCGATTAAAAGATACTCAACCGCAGCGGCAGCAATTAAAAAAGGTATAATGTAACCTTCGTATAATGTTAAATAATCTCCTGCTAAGTCATCGTTTTCAAAGTCTAAGCAAATCTTATTGTATAACGTATCCCCTAATATTTCCTCGAGCCTAATTCTCTGAGCATCTGCAATACAAGGGATATATAAATCAATATCAATATTTCCACCCAAAAGGGTATTTTTAGTAAGTTCGTTTTCTTTTAAAAGTATAGTCGTTGCCATTATTGTCTGTAATTTGGATTTAATGACCAGTAATTATTACTCGCCGATGCTATTTGCGCAACCTCTGACTCGTTTTGTTCCCACTTTGCTTTTGGTCTGTCTTTTGGATCTAAGTCTAAAATCATTTTTCTCGCTTCGTTAACTGAAATTTGAGTATTGTTTTTTCTTAAATAAATCTTACGCATCCAAAAATGTTTACAATTAACCGAACCTTTATAAAGCCATATATTTACCAAGTCTGAACCATTTGGACCAAAGCCAGGATTAACAACTTTTGAACCAGCTAAAACAATATCCTCTTTGCGATATGTTCTACCAGCAGAAACCATCTTTTGGCAAAAGTCTCTTTGTGCTCCACTTGCTCCTTCGTAAGTGTATCGGATTTTAAATAATGATGTATCCTGTTCGCTTGTTACATTTGGAAAACTTGAAAATGATTTCGCTAAACTCAAAGTTATTTCATTTATTTCTAATTCTGGAGTTACCGGTATTGCATCGATTTCCTCCCATTGCTCTTCGTCAATAACCTCTCCCATTTCAATAAGCAAATCAGCAACTTCTAAAAGATTGTTATCGTCTTTTGAACAGCAAACCTGTGTACTTAATTGAGTCAATGGAGCAGCTTGCGAACTGAATAATGATTGAGCAACATTTGAAGGAATATTTAAGAATTGAACTAAGAAAACAATCGCTTGCTCCGTTGTTAAAATACCCTCTTTTACTTTTGCAAATATATCAATTGCCGAGCTAATTTGAGCACCGTTATACGAAACCGCTGCGTCTGTTGTACTTGTATCTGTTCCAACTATTCCCTCAGCTACATCCTCAGCTCTCAAACTTTCAAATTGTAAATCCAAAGCCACACCATTAACTGCAAAGATTTCCATTAAACCATCTAAAATAATTTCTTGTTTTGGTTTAATTACATTTATCATTAACTCCTCAAATCCTACTTTTATTTCGTCAGCGTTTGAACTAAAACCCGTTGCATCTTTTACACCTACTAACATTGGAGTTGTAAGTTTATGAGAGGTACATAATTGATTTTTAGCTTCCAAACTCAAATAAGCATATTGCTCGTGAGCGTTTGAAACTTCCAAAGCTGAAATTGTAATTTCGCTATCTTTGTTATCGTTCCAATTTAAAAAGAACGCACCCGCATTTTGTGAACCCGTTAAATGGTTTCTAATTTGTCGTGTGTTTTCTTGGATTGTTTCGGCACTTTCTTGAATACCGCTATTCATATTTATAATATGACCGAAAGACAACCCCTTTTGTATATGATTAATTGAGTAGTTACTAATTTCCTCCTCCATTTTTGCCCAACTAATACCAGCAACGTAAGAAGGATTGCTATAATAAAACTGCCCAACCTGATAATCTTTTATAATATAAATTTCGGAGCGTTCCTGAGTTCCCTCTCCAAATCCAAAAGCATCGAAACGCTCTGGCTTGTATTTATTTACATTTGAAAAATCATAACTATAATAATACCCATCAATATCCCCGTCCTCATTTGCAACCTCTGGAGCAACTTTTTGTTTTGCAATATGGAAACATTTTTGTACTTTATTTTTTAAATACTTAACCTCAATCGCAGCCTCGCCAAACATTTCGAAATCCTTACAAATTTTTCTTAAATCTTTTTTAGAAACTAAGGAAATTATTGCAGCCCATTCAGATGGTTTTGTATTTCTGTCTTTTGAAGTCAATCCTTTACCGTAAATAAACTGACTATACGAGTCAATTATCGCTGAGTTAGTTGGTGAACCGTTATAAGCATCGATAATTGTTTGATAAAATTCGTTATTTTTACCATTCAATACCCATTTTTTACCAGAAACTTCTTTAATTTCTGGTCTTATATAGTTCGATAAATTTATTATTTGTAATTTTTCCATAAAATTATACTTTTAGAACTCCATTATTAAGTTCGAAATTTTCTAAGTCAGTCTGAGCCGTAGCAAAAGCCTTGCCTCTATATATCAATTCGTCGTTTTCGTTGATTACAATTTCAAAAGATTGCCCTTCCTTCATTATATAATCGTCAAAAATCAAAACTAAAATACCATTTTGGTAATAAACACCCGTTACCTCAATTTCGTGAGTGATATCTTTGAGCTCGTCACGTAAAAAAAACGTAATTACGCCACTATTATATCCTCTTGGAATGCATTTGAATTGGTACGGTGCTGTTAAATTAAATATCCACATATATATATAACGAATAAATAGTTTTTTGTAACAAAAAAAGCTCCAATAAGGAGCTTTTTTATCAATTTTTATGCAAAAAGTTAAGAAACTACCACATCACTAACTAAAGCGAATAAAGCGGTTTTAGTTGTAGCATCTAAAAATGGAGATAAATTACCTTCCTCCGCTGTTATAGCCAACGTAAATCCGGTTAAATCACTTCCGGCTCCTCCGGTTACTTTTGTACAGCTTGACATAGTTCCGTTTGTAGCTCCTAAAAGTAAAATGTTACCGTTATAGTCCTCTACAAAAACGTAAGGTCTACCCGCGCAAATCAATTGTACTTGAGCCTGTAAGTCAGCGGCTAATTTAGGAAGTGTAACCGCTACAGATTGAGCGTTTAAAAACGTTCCATTATCCTCTGAACTTGTACCTGTTTCAGTCAAGGCGTTTGTAGTCGCTTTGACCTCATATTTAAACACCACATCTAACGTGTCTAAGTCCGTCACTTGGTGTGCATTAATTACGAAACCATAATTGCCGTAATTTGCAAAATAAATGTTTTTAATTCCGCCTCGCTGGTCTTTACAGCCAAGCATTTTTCCTTTACTTATTAAACAACTCATTTGTTTTTTTTGTATTAAAAACCGCCCAAATTAATGAGCGGTTAAATTATTAATTAGTCTAAAGATAACCAAACGATTTCAGCAGCGTTGTAGTATCCAACACCTACGTTGTAAACTACTTTACCTCTTACTTTTCCAGTCAATAAACCGATTTCGTCTTCGTCAACCATTGCAACCTGATTGTGGTCAGCAGTCAAACCTGTAGCGAAAACAAGATTTTTCTTTTCGTAGATAACTACAGAGTTATCAGGTAAACCGTTTAAAGTTACAATTGTATGTCTTCCGAAAGTCAAAGCGAAATCAGAGTTTCCGTTACCATAAACAATCCCTTGAGTTGAAAGGTAAAAAGCATAAGCCTCAGCAACGTCCGGAGAAACTGCCATTATTAACTCTTTGTTTTTCAAAGCTACAGGAACAGCAGCCAAAGCTGGTTTTAAATATTTAGCTAATACGTTAGCCTCAGAAACAGCAGCGTCAGCAGTTGGTTTGTTAACATCTCCGTCAGCAGCGAACAAAGTAATAAAACCGTCAAAGTTTACAGATGAAGTCCAAATGTCAGCTTCTAATTTTTCTCCAATTGCTCCCAAAACTTCAGCTTGTATAGCATCCATAATGTCAGAAGGTGCAGTTGAATTAGCAGCTCCTCCACCCATAATTCCATCAGACCAAGTCGCTCTGAAATCCTCTTTACAAACGTCAAAATCATTTTTGAATTTGAAAGGCTCGATAGTGTTTTCGTTTAAAACGATTGTACCAGCTGGAGCAAATCCGCAAGTATATGCAGTTGTTCCGTCAGTGTAAACGATTTTACGCAAAGACAATTTAAAGTTTACATTTTCAGCGATAGTAACCGCTCCTTTTTCAATAGTGTCAATCGTTTTGAACGCTTGACCGATAATCATACCAGCATCTTTACCAGCATAGTTAGAACTCACAGTTGTAGTTGTAGCCATTTTTTAATTTAAATTTTTAAGGTTGTTTAATATTTTTTGATTACGTGTCAATTTCACGTTTTTGTTTGAAGTTTCAGCAACTTCTGGCTTTGCTTTTG